ACCAAATGATGATGGAGTTAACTGTTGACCATCAACCATGTAGACTTCAGTCATGTAGCCATTAAAATAATAAACATTAGTACGACCAATACCAGCCGCACCAGTTCCATTAACACCTGTCGTTGAATTTTGAGTTGGATTATTGGTAGTGCTAAATGAAGTTACTTCAGAGCCGTTTACGTATAACCTAATTCTATTGTTAGCAGTTGCTTGAGTAGTGTCAACAGCAACGACAATGTGATACCAAGCCGATGCGTCACGAAATACTTGATTTGTTACTCGCCATGTTGATGTATAACCTTCCAAAATTAAAGTATCAGCAGTTGGAAAAATAATATCAAAATAACCTGTATCGTTTGTCGCTGTTTGCTGATAGAACACGCCTGTGTTTGCAGAGCCAATAGCGCCACGCTTAATCCAAAAACTGAATGTCCAAGTTGATTGATTACCGTTGGAAGCAGGAGTTCTGCTTAAATAAGCAGAGTCAGGGCTGTTAAAGCGCAAACTGCGTGAGATTTGATAGGCGCTGGGTGTTGACCCAGCAGAAGACGAAGTCTTAGATGCGGCAAACATTAAACATTCTCCCTGCGGTTAGCCCAATACAAACGCCTAGCTTCTGCCATCTTAGCTTTTGTTTCAGGTGAGTGTGTTTTGCCCAATGATGGGGGTGTTTGTTTTGCTCTTGCTTCACGCATCTTTGCCCTTTGTTCGTCAGTAGGAATCCAGTTGGCTTGCTTGCGATTGTCGTACAGACCTTCAGTCCATGCACGTTTTGCGCTTACAACTTTTTTTGCCAAGGCTTCAGGTGTTCTGGTCTGTAGCATTGGTCTGCCCTTAAACATTTCTGCCAACTTCTGTTTGACATCTTTACGCTTTGATGGGTTGTCAGCCAGCATCCGCAATCTGATTTGTTCTGCATACTCAGGCGTGTGCGTTTTACCAAAGAACGGATTTTTATCGCCAATACGTTTTGCCCGTAATTTGTCTTTAGTTGCTTCCGAACGAACACGTCCTTTGGGTGAAATCTTGCGCTTGTGTTCTTCTGACAACTTGTAACCAACTGTGTGAAACTTCATGTCCCCGTTGTGGCGGTTAAACGACAAGGTATCGTCACGGGCGTTTAAAGACAAAAGATATTTGGCTTCAATTTCACGCACATACAAGGGCGGTGCAATCAGCAAAACTTCACGCTTCCAGTCATCTGGGTCAGTTTCAACCAAAGGTTTAACGTGTTTTGATGAACAGATGTATCCATCATCAGGATGGCAGTTCTTTGCCGTGCGGCTACCCACATACCACATTCCTGTGGATGCTTGAGTCCAGCGGTAAAGAAATGCTGTTTGCATTATTGAGTGTAGTTTGTTCCGACAGTTACCCCGTACCAGCTCGACCCATCTGAGAAAAACGAATAAATATCTTGCTTAGATGCGGTACTTGTAATTGTTGGTGCAATACCACCAGCCCACTTAACTGTTGACCATGTAACTGTGCGTGAGCCTGTAGCGTCTTGACGCAACAACATAATGAAAGACTTACCACTCACCGCTGTGGGCATGGTAATCGTTGCATTGCCTGTCAAGGTAATAATTTGTACTGTGCCATTGGTCAGAGCAAGCGTAATAGCTGTGCTTGAGTTAGCAGAGAATGGCGTTTCAACGTAGTTTGTGACTGTTGGGTTAGTTAAGGATGGTGTGTTGTTAAACACCAATAAACCTGATCCTGTTTCATCAGTTACGGCAGTTGCCAAATTAGCACTTGATGGAGTTCCCAACCAAGTAGCTACGCCAGTACCAAAAGATGTTATACCTGTACCACCATTTGCAACAGCCAATGTTCCAGCCAAAGTGATTGCGCCAGTAGTTCCAGTGCTAGGTGTCAGTCCTGTTGTTCCAGCACTGAAAGATGTCACGCCACCAGTAGATGCGGCCCATGTTGCTGTCGTTCCATTAGATGTCAGAACATAACCGTTTGTGCCAATAGCAAGTCGTGTTGCGCTGTTTGTTCCGTTACCAATGATCAAGTCACCAGTTGTTGTAATTGGAGACAGAGCATTAAAGCCAGCAGACGCTGTTGTTTGACCTGTACCGCCGTTGGCAATGTTAAGAGTGCCAGCAAACGTAATCGTGCCAGAACTAGTGATTGGCCCACCCGACGTAGTCAAACCAGTTGTACCGCCAGAAACAGCAACGCTAGAAACTGTTGCGCCAGTTGATGCATTAGACGCAAGCAAAGTAACAACGCCAGAACTATTTTTGGCGTACAGCTTCATGTCAGCAATGTTGAGTCCTAACTCACCATTGGCAAGGTTTCCAGATGTTGGAACAGCCGAAGCCGTCGTGCTGTAGTACAGCGATATTGGTGTAAAGCCTGTTGCCGCCATTAGAATGTACCTCCTGAGATACCAGAATATGTTGTAGCAGTCACGGTTGTGAATGCGCCTGTGGATGTTGTTGTCGCACCAATAGATGTACCGTTAATTGTTCCACCAGTAATAGCAACTGATCCAGCACTTTGTGTTGACATTGTACCGAGACCAGTAATTGCTGTGTTAGGAATCGTGGTCGAAGCAGACATGGCGCTTGTGCCATTTCCATACACATAACCTGTCAGCGTAGTCGCACCTGTACCGCCGTTTGCCACAGGCAAAGCAGTTCCAGACAAGGTAACAGCCAATGTGCCACTTGTTGTAATGGGAGAACCAGCAACTGACAAGAATGAAGGGACAGTCATTGCCACACTGGTAACCGTACCACCAGCAGATGGCGTAGCAGAAATCGTGATGCCACCAGCCGTATTAGAGATGCTGACGTTTGTACCTGCGGTTAAGTTAGCCAATGTATAACCTGTGCCGTTACCGATAGCCAACTGACCATTGGATGGTGTAGCTGTTAATCCAGTACCGCCGTAAGCCACGCCGATTGCGCTTGCATTCCATGTTCCTGCTGTCAGCGTACCAACACCAGTGATACCTGTGTAGGAACCGCTTATACGCCCTGTAGGAAGCGTTCCAGAGGTGATGTTGGCGGCGTTGGTAGTATCAGTCGTTGCGGATGCCGCTAACCCCGATACAGCACCAGAAGCAATGGCAATTGATGTATTGGTGACCGAAGTAAGTTGACCTCGTGCATTAACAGCAAAAACAGGAACTGAGGATGCAGAGCCGTATGTTGCCGCAGTAACGCCAGTATTGGCAATGTTAAACGTATAAGCTGGCGACTCATTTAAACCAGTACCAGCGGTGTATGTAAGAGGCGCACCAAACTGCACCCAAACAAGGGCTGTGGTTCCAATAATAATTGGAAGAGCAGTCTGCTGAACCCAAGATGTATTGGCATATGCAGTACCAGTCAAAATCAAAACAAAGTCGCCTTGATCAATTTCATTGGTTCCAACACCAGTTGTGTCGTAGTCAGTGGCGCGAGTCAAAATAAACGGCGTACCTGCGGAGCCTACTTGCGTAACAACATAAATACCGTTTTGCGCACCATTGGCTTGGTTTTTGACCAAGATTCTATTGTTGACAACCGTTAATGTGCTATCAACACTCAAAGCGCCATTTGCTGTAGCCGTCAAAGTAGCGCCAACACCAGAAGCACCATTGTTGTAGGTACAAGATGGCAAGGCGGCTGTAGTTGCTAAATTACACGCTTGGTGAAAGTTAATACCAGTGGCAATTGAGTCAGCGTACTCTTTGTTAACAATGTCTGTATTGTTTGACGGTAAAGTCGTAATTGTGCCTGTGGTCATTGCCACAGATGTAAAAGTACCCGCCGCCGCAGTACCAGCACCAATTGTTGTGCTGTTAATGGTACTACCAGTGATAGCTACACCAGCAACAGTACCCCCAGTAATAGCCACAGAACTGGCATTCTGCGTAGACATTGTTCCCAAACCAGAAATATCTGTATTAGGAATAGTTGCGCTAGCAGTCATGTTTGCAGTGCCAGAACCTTTGACGTAACCAGTCAAAGAACTTGCCCCTGTGCCGCCGCTAGAAACATTTAAAACGCCACCCAAGGTGATAGCGCCTCCAATTGGTGATGCAGGCGTTAAACCAGTCGATCCACCACTGAATGTAGAAACACCACCAGCTAAGCTGAACGGATTCCAAGAGCCTGCGGCATAACCTTCAAAAACCTGATTGTCGGTGTTGTAACGAATCTGACCAGCAGTACCAACAGGTTTTTGAGCTGTAGAGCCTTTGGGGACGGTGACCGCCCCAGTGCCGGGTAACACCGCGTTGCTAGACAAACCAAGAGTAGGATTGCCAACACCATTACCGTTAACAACATCGATCTGATTTGCCGTGCCTAGAATCTGCACACCACCAACGGTTGAGCCACCTTGGATAGCCATCAAACCTGTACCGCTCAAAGCCGCCACAGCCGCCGCTACGCCGCTCAAGGCAATCGTTGGATTACCACCAATACCGTCGGCATTAGAAACGCTTAAACCGCTTCCTGAGAACGCTATGGAGCGGTTAATAACGGTGTTGCCACTGTTCTTGACAATGATGCCGCCACTAACAGTCTCAAGACTGCCTGAAGTACCGTTCAGGTTAATTTGATAAGCCGCCTGCGCGCCACCATCAACCAAAGCCATACCAGTTCCAACAGCCAAATAGCGGCTATTAGGAAGGGTGGGTTCTTGGTTCTTTGTCAGGAACGTCTGAGTCTGACTTGGAGACGCGGCAATAGCGCCTGTAGTCGTTCTAACGGTTTGACCATTCTGAACGATAGGAACAGATTCTGTACCAGTAATCGCACCAGCGGCAGGTAATTGTGTGATCGTTACTTGTGCGGACATATTATGGGCTCAGTTGGTCATTGTTACCGTCATTTTGAGGCGTCTGCGTATTTCCTTCAGTCGAAATGATGAAGCTACCACCAGTAATGCCATTTTGAGTCGTAACAATGTTGTTGTCATTGGCGGCAACGCTCACATCAGGACGTGGGAATCTGATCGTTATTCTCTCAGTTTTACGGGCTGGCAAACGGTATGGATCTTTTTCATCATTGCATCCCCTGTTGCATACCATAAGCCCGGGGAAATTATTATCGGGACTAAGCTCGACGTGCGCTCTTTTCATCTTACACCTATCGCACACCGCAATAGAAAGGACAGCATTTCCACGTGTATCAAGAAAAATTGGCACGATAAGCTTCCTCTAATTTGAGCCAGTTGCCAGAGTTAACCCAGCGGCGAATCGTTGTTCTGTAATTATCGGTAGCTTTGGCAAATTCTGCAATGCTCTGGAATTCAGTTTTACACACAGTAATGGGGCGTGCGACTTCTTTTTTGGCCTCAGCCATTCGTTGTTTTGATTGATCTGTTCTTTTTTTGCCAGTAGCGGAAGCCCTGCGCTTTTCAATAAACACCGGGTCAATTGCCATAGATTTGCAACGATCAAC